CTCATCGCAAACTCCTGGCACGGCAACGAACTCTCGCGCCTCGGACCCACCGTCCGCTGCCCCTCGATCCTCGAAATGGCACGCGCTCACAGCATCCCCGACTCCTGGGATTGGGCCGGCGCCACCAAAACCGCTCGCGGCAAGATGATCGCGAACTCCTGGCCGATCGGCATGGCGACGGCGGTATGCCGTGCGATGCTGCTGGCTATGGGCGGGGTGCGCTAACCCATTCGCGCCCCTTGGCCGTGAGCACCGTCTCCGGCAGCGAGCGCGGAGAGGTCACGTACTCATACGAGCACGAGCAAAACGGGAACTCCGCCGGCTGCTCGATCTCGTCCGTATATTTGAGCCCAGCCTTCCGGACCAGCCCCTCCGTCATCGCCCAGGAGTCGCGGACCAGAAAGAGCGTCCCTGACCGCTTGAGGTGCTCGGGCCGAGCGTCGTACCCGTGATCGTGCTCGCCGCGGTCATGCCAAATCGCCCCGATAGCCCCCGCACCCTGCGCCACGACGTGCGCGACCGCGGCGATGAGCTTGTGCCCCTGGTCGATGGCGACCCGCCGCTTCTCGAATTTGATCTGGGCGACCGGCTTGGCGATCTCCGCCGAGATGGCGCGTAGCTCGCGCGGGGTCACGAAACTGCCCTTCGGCCCGACCGAGGTCGTCCAGCCGGCGAACCGCTGAAGCGTCTTCTGCACGGCCGCTGCCCGATTGAGCCGGATGAGATCCACGCCCGCGAAGATGCGCCGGTCGAGTTCTGCCCGCAGCGATGGGGCTACCATGTCGAGCGTGTACCGGGTGACGCCCGGCACGCGGTCCTGAATACCGCCGCGTTCCACCTGCCGGGCGAAGATGCGATCGAGCGTAGCGGCCATCTCCTGGCGGGTGAACGCATCCGAGGGCAATTCGGCGTCGAGTGCCGCGTGCAGCCGCAGGAGCCAGTCTTGCAGGGCAGCCTCGGTCGTGTACCCGTGGGCAGCGAACTCCCGCAGCGCGTCGAGCAGGATGGTCCGAAAGCGCGGCTGCCCCATTTAGGACGCCGCTGCGAACGGCCTCGGCCGGCCTGGCTCCTTGTCCTCAGCCTGGCTCTGCGCGTTCAGGGCGTCCTCAGCCGCCTGCGCGTTCTTCTCGAAGAACTCTTGCAGGGTGTCCTCGTCCAAGATGAGCTTGCTCGCGAACAGGTGCTCTGCCTCATTCACGTTCTCGGCGAGCCAGGTGATGAGCTTGGCCTTGTTCTCCGGATCGAGTTCCGGCATGAGGACCTCGAGCAACGCCACGGCGGCCTTGAACTTCACGTCCTCGTCTTTGCTCTTCTCGCTGTCCGGCTCGATGAGGTAGTTCGGCCAGACTGCCGTGAACGAGTGCATGCATTCGTGCAGCCACGTCTCATACGGCTTCAACTCGGGATAGTCGGCCTTGAGCGTTTCGTAGAACTCGGGCGTCCAAGCCTTGCGCTGCACGATTCGGTCCATGAAGGCGTAGGCCGGCGCCATGTCCTCGCGCACGAAGTTGATATAGCGCGCCTTTTCCTTGGCGTCCTCGCTACCTTCACCGAAGCCTTCGGCGAGCGTCTCCTTCGTGACGATCGAAGCGGGCATACCGGCGGCGCTCGCGATGTTGCGAAGCGCGTTGCTCCGAGCGAATGCCGCGGCCTTGTCCAGATTCATCATGTTCAGCGTTTCGACCGACTCATCGACGCCGATAGAAAGCACCTGGCCCGTGACGCCTTGCTTGATCGTTCCGCGCTTCCAGCCGAACATCGTGCCCATGATGTTGTCAATAAACGAGCCAGGCGAAGCCATCTTCGCGACCAGCAGGCCCGCCTTCTGCGTCACCATCTGGTCGGTGATCATCGTCTGCAAGAACGTCTTCATCGGGTAGAGCGCCCGCTGATAGACCGACCGGCCAACGAACCCGTAAGCCGAGGGCGTCCACTGGATGTAGATCGGCTGCTCGTTCATCTTTGGGAAGAGCCGTGAGGGATGCCAGCGCTGTCCGTTGACGTGGATGTTCCCAGACGGTTTGAGGAAGTTCGGCGAATTCGGGTCCTGATTGAGCACGAGCGATCCCGCCGTATTGAGCGGGTCGAGCACGTTGAAGAACAGTTCTGCCTTGTCGAGTTTGTTCAGGTCGAGCGGGCTGCTAAGTTCCGACCCAATCTCACCGACGCCGAGCGAGGTGATCCCGTAGGCACGGCTCAGGGAGATGAGGTTGTGAAGGGTGACCGTCGCACCGACCTTGCCGATTTGGTCCCAGGTCCGCTGAAACTGCTCGATGATCCGCTTCTCGCCGAGGACCGGGATGCTGATCTCGCGCGGCTGCGACTGCGCGAGGGTGATCGGCTCGTCGGCCAGCACGGCGCCCAGCGGGTGATACGAATAGATGAGCTTGCAGAGTTCGTAGCTCGGTGCGGCGCCCGGCACGATGTTCGGCGCCATCATCATTTGCATGAGCGGCGAGTCGGGGCCACCATCGACGCCGGCAAAGGCGAACCCCTGATCCTGATTCATGCCGCTGTTGAACATGCTAGATGCCTTTCCGCTCGCCCGCGTTCGTTCCCCGGGTCATGAGGACGAGGTAGCAAAACGTATCCAAGAGGTCGAGCCCGTCCGTCACCTTCGAGCCCACCCGAAAACTGCCGACTTGCTTGAGCAGGTGATTCGCGGAGATGCGCTTGTGGACTTTCGTCTTGTTGAAGGCGTAGTCCGTGATCTTCACGTCGCCCTTGTAGACATAGGGGCTGGCCGCGATCGCGCGCTCATCCTTGCCCATGGCGGTTAGTTTCGAGTCGATGGGGTAGGCCGGCGCATCGGTCCCCTCTCGCCGGAGGTTGCGCGCCTGCTGGATGAGGACCGTGCCCGTGGCCTTGTCTTCAATAATGGCGCCGGAAAAGCCACGCCGGGCGCCGCACAGCCGAGACAGATCCTCCCCCCGCTCATAGATGCTCGGGAGCCAATCGGACTGAGCGGCCCCTTCGATCTGGATGATGTCCCAATCGAGAATATTGACCGGCGCCCGGGGGAGCAGCGAGTTGTACGAGCCATAGATGACCGCGGTCGAATTGTGCTCCTGGCCCGACTTGATTGCCGTGTCGATGATGGCGAGGACCGTATCGCAGCGGTCCGGCATCGGCACGGGAACCATGAGCGGCTTCCCATCCGGCCCGAGCATCCCGCTTTCGACTAGGAGCTTCTCGAGCGGGAAGAACGCCACGCCGGACCAATCCACGAACTCGGCGAGGTACTCCTGACGATAGACCTCGGGCGAATTCTCTAGCTCAAGCTTCGCGACTTCCTCGGCCGGCAGGTACGGGTTGGTGGACGTAGGCGCATGGAACTCGACAAATTCGCTCCCGGGGTCAACGCAGATGCGATAGAACCAGTTCTCGTCATCCTGGCCGGCCGGCGTCGAGAAGACCCATCCAACGCCCCGATAGTCCAGCAGGGTCGGCTTGATCGATTTCGTCCAGATGTCTTCCATGTCGGGCCCGGCGAAGGCCGCCTCGTCGATGATCACCCCGTGATACTTGCGCGATCGGCCCGCTCGAGGATTGTTCAGCGTCCAGAAGTCTACCCGGCCGCCGCCAACGCACCGGATCACCCCGTCAATCTTGGAAGCCGAGAGCGTGATCGGCTCGAGGATCTCATAGATGTCCCGGTACGTCTCGGACGTGATTTTGTAGTCTGGGGCGAACAGGCCCCAATTCTCCCCTCGAGCGGCGCCGTCGCAGATCATGGTCGAAGCCATAGCCGTCTTGCCCCAGCGCCGGCCGCAGCGGATGACCATGTAGCGGCCGGGGACATTCCAGGCTTCGACCTGTCCGGCATGGAGGGTCGGCAGCGTTATCGTGGGCGTGGCGGCAGCCCTCCCTCGATGACGATCTTGATCTCGGGCTGCTCGATGTCGGCTTTCGGCGGCCCGTAGTGGTCGCGGTAGCGGCGCTCAAGGTGCCAATTGGCCGCGGATGAGCCTTTGCCGCCGGCCAGGGCCATCTGGACGAGGGTCTTCGCCCCTACGGCTCTCGCGCGCGTAACCTGTTCGGCAAACGGCTTGAAGCGGCGCATCCATTCGAGGGCGGTCAGCCGGGCAACGCCTTCGGCTTCGGCTGCCAGGGCAAGGGGCATCCCTAGCTCGAGATTGGTGCAGATGCGTTTTGCCAGCCCTGGCTCGACCTCGGTCTTCCGTGGCCGGCCACCTGGACGTTTCTCGCCCTCGGGCTTTGTCGCCGCCATTGGCCCGATTCTAGCACACGCTGATTTGCTAGCTTGGGTTTCTCGCCGGATACCGTCGTTTTACCCGTCGCTTGTCATCCGGTGGGAGTTGGTAGGGCTGATCCCAATAGACGGACTTGCAGCGGGCGCACATGCTTGGGGGCTCGTGGAATTCGGGTACGGGCTGGCCGGCGAGTTGGATGGGGACGCCTCGGGGAAGCCAGATGTGTCCGCAGGATCGGCAGAGGCAGGCGACTACGGAGACGGTCGGCATTCAGCGGCGGGCGCTCTTGACGCTGACTCGGAGGCCCCAATAGCTGGCATACCCGAGTTGGAGGTTCAGGGCGATCCGAGCGCCGTCGCTCGCCCGATGGAGGACGATCTCGGCTAGGCGGTCCTCAAGGGCGAAGCATGCCATCATGGTCACCGGGCTATGAACGCAGGGGCGTAGGAAAGCGGTATGCTCGGTTTGGGTGGGGTCGGTCCGATGGAGGTTCGTCGTCTCGATCGCGTCGGCGGCCTGGGCGGTATAGGCCCAGATGCGGGCGACGAGGGTGGCCTGGTCCGCGGTCATGGCGCCTTCTCTTCGAAGAAGAACTCGACCATCGTTATCCGCGAGAGCACTATCTCATAGCGGGCCTTAGCGTACCCACCGAAAATGGTATGGGTGCGCGGAGCCGGATACCTTGGATTGTCGTCTCGCAGGGATGCGGCTATAAACCTTCCTTCGCTATCGGATACGTCGAAATAGCCGCCGCCGACCCACCAAAGGCGAGCGTATCCCTTTTGGAGATTCGGAAACAAGGGCGCTGCGGGAACGCTCATCGCATCACCGGCTCTTGCGGGACTCCGCCCGGGAAGGCGCACCGCTCAGCGCCCTGGGACCAGCACGGGGTCGGATAGGGCATCGGCTTCGCATCATCGGGAAGAAGCCGAGCCAGCCCGACGAGCACGATGCTGACCGCGATCGCAGCCAGGACCGTCAGAAGCCGCGTCATCGCGCTGTACCGGGGTGGCGGACCATGAGGCAGGTGCTCCAGAAGGCAAGCCGCACGTCCTCTTCTTGCGCCCCCGGGACCATGCGGACTTGGTAGCTTGCGACCAAGAAGATGCGCTCGCGCAGCCAATCGGTATGGGTGACCAGGACGATCTGGGCGTTCGGGTCGGAGAAGACGGCTGCTGCTCGGGCGAAAGCGTCGAGAGGGAGGCTCATGCCGCATCCTCCGGGCCTAAAACCTTGCAGTTGGAAAGATCGAACGTGATACCTATGATCGGGGGGAGCAGAACCTTGGTCGCGCTCACCTTCAAGACGTCACCCTCGAAGCGCATTTCCATCGAGTCGTAATCGTTGAGAATACCGAGGGCGATAGCCTTCGCCACGGCTTCTAAAGCGCTCATGCTCTCGGGGTTCATGCCGCATCCTTTCGGCCGAAGACGGCTCGGATGATGTCCGCCGCCTTCGACACGTCCGAGTTTCGCCCCCGGAACATCATGGCGCTGACGCTACGCTCCCGGCCGACGATCTTCTTTCGGCGCGGCAGCGGCTTGCGGACCTTCGGCTTCGGGATGTAGCCAGGCGGAAATTGCACGAAGGTCGTCTGCATCCCGAGGTGCTGCGCCTTGCGGCGGATGGATGCCGGCGAGCGATGCGGGATGACAGCGGAGATCGCCTTCGCGTTGGCGACGAACGAGAGCGTTGCGTCCCAATGGGCGACAACCGCCGCGGTATCGTCGTCGTTCCAGCGGTCAGCCATGGGATTCATCTTTGCGGTTTTGAATGCGAATTAGCCTACGCGCATTATCGCGGAAGTCTGAATACATCACGAGGACCATCTCGTCGCGATACTTCCAGGGCGCGAGCCAAACCTCATCGACGAGCGCGTCTTCCCCGATATAGTTGTACGCGCCCCATGCGACTACCGCCTGGGGCATTTTCGTGCCGCCAGACGGCGTGAGATGTGAATCAATGACGCATAGCGGCGACTGCTGCTGAGAAATCAGCCATCGATTGACCACTTCGAGCGCGGGATAGACGTTTGGATCTTCCGATATGACCTCACCGGGGCTGAACGTGAGGATGACCGTCGTAACGAGGCTCATGCTTTTCTCCGCTTCTGTTCCCGCTCCAGGTTCCATCGCATCTCCGGGCTGAGGTCCGGCAGCCGCAGCATCCACGCCAGATAGCCAGCATCCGCGAACAGCGCGTCCCACGTCTTGTGCTTCCCGAAGGATGGGCGCACGAGCACGTAGGGACGTTTTGCGTATTCGATCAGGGTTGCGACCTCATTGGCTTTGGCAAGCCGAGCCTCGTCGCCCGCACAGACTTCCTCAGCCCATGCGCGGTAGCGCGCGATGAGATGGAAGAACACGGGCGCGAGAACGAGTAGGTCGGCGTCCGCACGATGTGCCGGCCCAACGTCCAGATGCTTGAAACCGTAGAAATAGCGCAGGGTCGCGAGCTTGAAGTTCGGCGCGTCTGGCGTGAGGTGATGGGCTAGCCGTTCCGAGCAGATGGCCGGAACGCTTTCCCACCCCATGACGCGCAGATCGAACTCAGCATGATGGGCGACGAAGATCACGTTCTCGGGGATGAACGCTTCGAGCTTCTTCTCGACTTCGAGTATGCCGGGCGCATCGAATACGTCCTCATCGGTGATCCCGTGGATACCGGAGGCTTCCGGCGGGATGGGCCGATCGGGCCGAACGAGCGACGTGAATCGCTCGCCCGGCCGTCCCATGCCATCGTAGAGGTGAACCGCGACCTCTAGCAGTTCGCAGTCCTCCTCGGTGCCGGTCGTCTCCGTGTCTATCAGCGCGTAGGTAGCTTCGGTGATGGTCATCCCGTCCCCTATTCCATGTAGTCGTTGTAAACAGTGAGGGCAAGCTCCGAATCGCTATTGGCGATAATGAGAGCACCGTGAACCCTTGCTAGTTCGATCAGTTCCTCCAGCGTTGCGATCTCGATGGTTCCCAGCACGCCGAAATCGGCGGCTGGAGGAATGAGAAGGGTCAAAAACGAGTGTTTGAGCTTCGCTTCGTTAGCAGCCCGAACTTGAAATCTCACTAGAACAACTCCGGTTCGTCGTCGGCCGGCGCCGCCGGTTCGGGAGCGACCCATGCGCGGATAGCCCGGTAGACTTCGACCGCGGTCTCGCGGTTCAGCGGCCGACGCTTCTCACGGTCACCCTTGAGCGTATCCGTGACGACCTGCTTGTAGGTCGCCGCATCCATCCCGCGAGCCTGCGCTTCCGTTT